TGACACCAATTCTTACGTTAGAATGTGTACCAGGAGACAAGTTTAATTTAGGATGTGAAAGCTTAATAAGATTTTCACCACTTATTGCTCCGGTTATGCATAGAATGGATGTAAGTATGCATTATTTCTTTGTACCAAATCGTATATTATGGTCAAATTGGGAAAAGTTTATTACAGATGCTAATTCAGGTATTACATATCCATTTTTGAATTGGAGCGAAGCTCAAGAAGATTATTATAATACAGTATTTCCAAATGCTAAAGTTTCTAAATTTTTAGATTATATTGGAGTGCCGCCCCCAACATCAACTTTAGGAACACAAGGAACTGCTACACAACCTATTAATGCTTTGCCAATGGCAGCATATCAGTGTATATACAATGAATATTATAGAGACCAAAATTTACAAGCTCCTATTGATTATAAACTAATTGATGGAAACAATGAAACAACTGGTGCTAGAATGGCACAATTGTGTACATTAAGAAATAGAGCTTGGGAACATGATTATTTTACTGCATCTTTACCTTTTGCACAAAAAGGTGCTGCAGTAGATATACCTTTAGGAAATATCGATGGAGATTTACCAATAAAACTTAATGATGGTGGTGGTTCAGGAACTACATTAACTGGAACCCCAACATCTCCAGCAGTACCAGGTGGAACCTCAGGAGAAGTAGACGCAGGTAAGTTATTTGCGGATACTACTGATGCATCTATTGCACCAACAACAATCAATGATTTACGTCGTGCATTTAGATTACAAGAATGGCTAGAGAAAAATGCTCGTGGCGGTACTCGTTATATTGAGAGTATTTTAAGCCATTTTGGAGTAAGATCATCAGATGCAAGATTACAAAGACCTGAATATATTACAGGAGTAAAAACACCAGTAGTTGTAAGTGAAATTCTTAATACTACTGGTCAAACAGATGGTTTAGTTCAAGGTAATATGGCTGGTCATGCTTTGTCTATTAGTAGTGGAAAAAGTGGTTCTTATTATTGTGAAGAACATGGTTATATTATTGGCATAATGAGTGTAATGCCTAAAACCGCATACCAGCAAGGAATACCAAAAACATTCCTTAAAAATGACACATTAGATTACTATTTTCCATCATTTGCAAATATTGGAGAACAACCAGTAACTGTTAACGAGTTATATGCATATACATCAGCAGCAAATGAAACATTTGGTTATGTACCTAGATATGCTGAATACAAGTTTATGCCTTCTAGAGTAGCTGGAGAGTTTAGAGATACATTAAGATATTGGCATTTAGGTCGAATATTTTCTACTCAACCTAATTTAAATTCTTCATTTATAGAATGTAAACCACAAGATACAACTCGCATTTTTGCAGTTGAAGATGTTGAAGAAGGAGAAGATAGTTTATATTGTCATGTATATAATAAAATTCAGGCAGTAAGACCAATGCCTAAATACGGAACACCAAGCTTCTAGTGTCTACACAATGTTTAAACCCTTTCCAGTTAAAAGAGGAAAACGGCGGACATTATGTCCCATGTTCTAAGTGTTTTAATTGTAAAAGACGTAGGGCAAGTACTTGGTCAGTACGATTAGTTAAGGAAGGAGAGCGGAGTTTATCCGCTCACTTCTTAACTTTAACTTACGACAACGAACACGTACCAAAAACAGATAAAGGGTACATGACTTTAAAAAAGACAGATATTCAGAAATTTTTTAAAAGATTAAGAAAATGTCATGGAAAAAATCACAGATCTATAAAGTATTACGCCGTTGGAGAATATGGCGGTCAGACATTAAGACCACATTACCATATAGTTATATTCAACGCTGATATTAATTATTTTGAGCGTGCCTGGGCATTAGATAACAAAAAAATTGGCGAAATACATGTAGGAACTATAACCGATGCTTCAATCGGTTATACTTTAAAATACATATCAAAAGCTGCTAAAATACCAATGCACCAGAACGATGATAGAAGCAAAGAATTTGCATTAATGAGCAAAGGACTTGGCTCAAATTATATAACCGAAAATACATTAAGATGGCACAAAGCAAACGCAGAAGAACGCGTATACATACCTTTGTTAGATGGAAAAAAGGCTCCGATGGCGAGATATTACAAGCTGAGGATATACGACGAATTCGAGAAGGAACGAATTTCTTATTACTTCCAGAAGAAAGCATCCGAAGCAAAAGATTTATTAGTCGAGGAACATGGCAACAACTTACTATTTTTTAACGAACAAAAAATTTACGATAGTATTCGTAAATTGAATAAAAAAGAACATTTAAAAATCTAAAAAATGTCAAAAACTTATCTTAACAAAAAAGCACATCGCTTCATCGGAGAAGTGAACAATGAACCAAGTGAAACAGTACCAGACCAGAGTATGCCTATTCGTACAATTCTTGAACGTTATTCAAGAGGATTGCCAATATCTGGTGAAAGAACACCAATATGGCAACAAGGCGAAGATTACAATGATATGCCAGATATCAGAACACTTGACCTTGCAGAAAGGCAAGAATACAAGGAATTATATGAGCAAGAGCTAAAAGATTTAAAAAAATCTTTGAAATCTGAAAAAAAACATTCAGATTTACAAAAAATATCAGATATTAGCTCTGAGGAACAAAACGGCGTTTTGAGTGAGTTGGATTAATCCAACTCGCGCAAAGCGCAAGACAAGCGAAGCGCGTCAGCAAAGCACTAATACTACTTGATATATTAGTGCTACTTGACACCAAGTCAACGAAAACAAAAAAAAGGAGTATAAACCCCCCACCCTAAGAAAAAGCAAAGACGGTGGAAGCTAAAGGGGAGCTAAGGGAAGTAGCGAAGCGGATGACCCAAGGCGACCAAAAAGCGAAAACCGACTTGCTTTCTGGGGTTTAGAAAAAAACGACTGAAAAGTTTATGGTAACAGAAACAAAAAAAATAAAAAACCAAAAACAAGCAGCAACGCTGGAACGACCGAAATCGTCGCGCAAACCAAAAAACATAACTAATTACAAACAAAGAGGCCTATTTGGCCGACTTTACAAAACACTAATATTATGGGCTTAGCAGCAATTATACCATGGATAGGTAAGGCTATATCTACTGCATTTGCAGCTAAAAATATAGGTACAACAATAGCAGCAGCTAACACTGGTGCTCAGTTATTAACAAATAGAGCACAAAAACGTACAAATTTAGAAATGTACAATACACAAAGACAAGATGCTTTAGCAGATTGGAACAGACAAAACCAATATAATAGTCCAGAGGCACAAATGACTAGGTTTAAAGAAGCAGGATTAAATCCACATCTTATATACGGTCAAATGACTACTGCACAACCTATAAAAACACCAGAAGCGAAAGCGCCTAATTATGTAGCACCTCAAGCAAATCCAGATGATTTTAACATATTAGGAAGACAATATGCTTTAGAAACTCAACGTTTACAAGCAGAAAATATGAAAGGACAGGGAGATTTAATAAAAGCTCAAATATTAAAAGCTGAAAGCGAAACAAATTGGAAGAATATATATAGTAATTTCTTTAAACAAACAGAACCTTATAGAGCAGAAGGTATGAATGTAAGCAATTTATTAAAAGGAAGCCAGTATAGACAATCTGAAGAAAGGATTTCTTCAATACAACAAGAAAGAGCATTAATTTATCCAAAAATTAATCAGATATTAGCTCAAACTCAATTATCATATCAACAAAAAGCAGAATCAGTACAGAAAATATTAAATATGATTACTGCAGAAAGGTTATTAGGACAAAAAATTGTTACTCAACAACAAGAAAATGAATTTATGAAAAAAATTCAAGCAATGGGTATTGTTGGACAAACCGCAGCATCTCTTCTTCGATTATTTAAACCATAAAAACAAAACCATGAAAAGACGTTCAAGTCGCAAAAGAAAAGGCGGATACAGAAAAGTAGCCCGAACCTATTACATTCAACGAGGTGGAACCCGTTTATAAACAATTAAAAACAAAAAACAAACATGAAAAACTTATTCAACAGTATTAAGTTAACAAAACCATCAAAAAACAGTTTTGATTTATCCCATGATGTTAAGTTATCAACAAATATGGGCCAATTGACACCAATTCTTACGTTAGAATGTGTACCAGGAGACAAGTTTAATTTAGGATGTGAAAGCTTAATAAGATTTTCACCACTTATTGCTCCGGTTATGCATAGAATGGATGTAAGTATGCATTATTT